CCATAGATCCTTCTGGTAAGGTAATGGTTTCTAGTTGTCTACAAAACATATACTCATCAAATAAATTTCCATTATAACTGTCAGCGTACAAGACAGTTGGAAAGATAGAACTAATGCTATACATTATCCAAAGAACTCCTCAAGTGAAGTGTTTGCTGCATCTGGATGCATTTTAATTAACTCATCACGACCAACTTTAGCTTCGCAGTAGTCATACCACTCTTTCTCATCCCACATTCCTGGGCTCACACCATTCCAAAGATGACGATCTGTACCATCTTCATGCTTGTGTCCTGGATGACTCTTGTTAAGTCTACGTGACTCAACATATTCACGACGACAATCTTCGTACGCTTTGCTACCCAACTGAAGCATGTTCTCACGGAAGTAACAAACTAACGATACACGTTCTGCTTCTTCGTCTAACAATTCAATCGGAGTGTTACCGTGCATAACTTCGTGGTTGTTGATCAACAGTAAGTCTCCTGGACGAACATTGACCGCTACACGATACTCTGGAGCCACAAGATATCCACCTTTGTAGTTACCATTGTTTGATAGAACTAGCAAGTTAGACAATCCTGTATCTAAGTCACCAGCGTCGTAGTGTGCAGCAGTACGGAATGTTTTGTTCACGGTGATTGTAGTGAATGGTGTTCCTGGAACTAAGAATGCTGGGTCAAGTTTCTTTGCAGCTTCGGCTTGGTTGTTATAACGCCATGGTAGCAGTTCCTTAAAACCTTTGGCTAGGTGTTGCAGGAATGGATATGACATCTTGAACTTATCAAAGTTATTGGCTGTGTAAGATGTTGCACGACCATAAGGAATGCGTGGGTAACGATCGTACCATCCAGCAATACCAGACATAACACCATTTGCGTAAGTAGTTTGACAAACATACTTCTGAACCATACGACGAGTTTCCTCACGTTGTTCTTCTGGAGCCATCATCTTGACTTTACTAACCCATCGCTCGAAATCAAACTCATCTTCTTTAACAGCTTGGATTGACCAAACGTTATTTTTATTAGATGGTTGTGATGGTTTGTTGGCATGTTGTGCTTTGATTTCCTCAACAGGATCTCCACCAAACAGGTTAGCTTTTGGGTTGCTGAAGTAATCAATAACATCAAACTCATAGTCAGTAACCCATTCACGGTTACCAAGTTTACCTTCACGTGGACCAGCAGCAATACCACGGTTTTGGGTTTCGGTTGCTGCTTCTCTTAGACCAAGATACGCTTGCTCTTGCATTTCTTTAGAGAAGAAGTTCTTGCGGAACTTGAAAATAATCTTACGTTCGTTTTGACCCTTGTCACAAGAGTTGCAGTCTTGTGTACATGCAGCTTGTTCACCCAAGTCGCAGTCTGCTGGAGCATAAACATCACAATCTTCTTCAACTAGAACATCATAATGACGTTCGTCTACAAATTGACCAAGTAGATGTGACGCATCATACTTTTGTTTAGCTACAATTACTTTTACCATATCTTATCTCCTAAAACTTAAATCCGTCAAACGACTCAGTTCTTTGACGTCTACCAAATGTAGACTTATCGAAAACTGGTTCATCGTCGTCGTGCCCTGCATCAGATAATCCTTCTTGTGCTGATGCTTCAACATCATATAATTTCATCTTTGCTCGATCAATACCAACCACAAATCTCTTGTAGAAACTTGGATCGTTGTAACGATTCTTAAGCTGTTTAACGATAATCTGGTTCAACGCTTGTAGTTCTTCGTTACTGACTAATGCGAACATGAAGTCAGCTGTCGCAGGTAAGCCAAAAGATTCTGAAGTGTCCTCAAGTCCTGGGTCTGAGTTTGTATATCCAGATCTAGTTGTTTGAGTTGCACTAACAATAGGTACATTGTATTCAACTGCCAATCCTCTTAGCTCTTCTGCGATTGCCTTAACATATGTATAAGAGTTTACATTCGCCCCTTGCTTCATTCGTTGACTTGCGCAGATGTTCAAGTAGTCAATGAAAATAATATCTGGAGTAAATTCTCTCTTCAACTTCAGTTCTTCAAGTAGTGCACGGAAGTGTCCTGCGTGCGCACTTGCTGTTGGATATTCTTTAATGATCAACTTACCTTGAGTCTTGTCTTTAATTTTGGCAATTCGATTCTCAAAGATATCCTTGTCGATGACTTTCAATTCGTCCATGGTTAGGTTTAGCTTATTCGCATCAATACGTTCAGCGATTCGCTCTTCTGCCATTTCCATAGTTATGTATAAGACATTTTTACCTTGGGTCAAACATGAACCAGCCATGTGACACATAAACAATGACTTACCAACACCAGTACCAGCCAGTGCAATGTTAAGAGTCTTTTTACTTAAACCACCTTTGGTGATTTTGTTAAACATGTCAAGGTCGAAAGGAATTTTCTCCTCGACACGATGGTAGAACTCATAACGGGATTCGTAGTCTTCAATGTAGTCGTGGCCAACATGACTATCAAAAGACACGGAAAGAGCATCAGATAGAATAGAAGGAATAGCATCTTTAGTATGAACCTTATCACGTCCGTCTATAATTGAAATGGAACTAAGGATCGCATTATAGACTGCACGATCCTTACAAAACTTTTCTGTGTTCTCAAGCATCCAGTCTTCATTGACTGGTTCATGCTCTAACTTACCAATGTAGTCAGTAAGTTCTACCAACTCTTTGTCTGTTAAATCTTTACGATTCTGAACTTCAATCTGAAGAATCTCTCGTGTTGCTGGCTTATTGTACTTGTTAAAAAATTCAATAATCTCATGCGACAAGATAGATTCTTTCTTGTCTGCAAAGTAATCTCGTTTAATAAATGGAATTACTTTTCGGCAATAGTGCTCATCATGTATCAGATTGGTTAGAATCTTCTGTTCTATTCTCATCAATTCCGCCTGTGTATGTCATGCTGTTTTCTGCGATCTGAATGTGGATTAACTCTTCTAAGAGAACACCAATGTAAGACTCGAACGCAGGTTTATCATCAATAGTCTTACCTGCGTAGTCTACAATCTCATACTCAAATCGCAAGTTGAGTTTTTGGTTTTCTTTATCTTCATCAAAAGAAACCATACCGTAAGTATAGATTATACCTGAGTATGGTTCTTCTGTCAACTTAAGAGCAATCAACCCACTCTTGCGACTTTCTACAGTCTGAATGGGTAAGTAATGAGGAATCTTATTCATCGAACTCTAAATCTTCAAGTGCTTTATCCAGATCGTCAGCTTTGACCATATCAATCTGCCCGATAGAATACTTGCTCTTTACAAAGTCATAGAAAGTTTTGTCAGTCAAGATTGGCATCCAGAACTCTTTGGTATCAGTATCTTTCTCACGATAGTTCTTTTCTTCACCAACACGTTGATACCAACCATTCTTTGGCTTGATCACATGACCTGACTCGAGAGCGAGATCCAACAAGCCAGACCACTTGCTAATGCCACCGTCAAAAGATACAGAAACAGGGATCTTAGATTTTTCTTTAACATAACGACTTTTCTCTACGTTGATAATAAAGTTATAGCCAGTAACTTCAGATCCATCCTTCTCTTGTTGACGACCAAGAATAAAGATATTATCTGCAGAGTAGTAAGAACCAGTACCACCACCAACGATATCCTTAGGGAACATTCCAATTTCTTTATATGTATGATTCACTACAACCATCGGAATGTCTTTAAGGGTCAAGTGTGGTGTAACCATACGGAACAGTGACTTCAGTTGCTTGGCGCGAGTCATATCTGCAGCAGACTTTTGCTCTAGTGCATCTTCAACTTCTTTCTTAGAAGCCAAGTTACCAATAGAGTCGATAACAATCATCAGCTTGTCTCCACGATCTACGTTCTGGAGTTGCTGCATGATGTCAAACTTCAACTGTTCAATGTCAGTAATAGGTGTATGAACAACACGCTCAGTGTCGATACCGAAGCTATCAAAATAACTCTGCGGAGTACCAAACTCAGAATCATAAAATAAAAGTGCAGCATCTGGATATTTGTCAAGATAAGATTTAGCCATTAACAGACTGAATGCAGTCTTAAAGTGCTTTGATGGACCAGCCCACATAGTAAGTCCTGGAGTCAGACCACCGTCCAACTTACCAGATAATGCCACGTTGATAACTGGAATGGAAGTGGCAACCATATCCTTCTTTGTGAAGAACTTTGACTGCGCAAGGATAGCAGAATCCTTGATTGTTGAGTTCTTTTTAATTTTATCTAGAATGCTCATATTAACCTTTCAACCATTCAATTAGTTCGGCTTCTTTAAGAACACCGACATGTCGTTTAATTTCGTTTTCACTATCGTCAACTAGAACCATAGTCGGCACTCCACGAACTTGGAAGTTCTGTGCCATCATTAGATTGTCATCGATATTAACGTCTTCAATAGTGGTTGTCACTTTATCGCCAGCATTCTTAATAATCTGCGATTGGATCTTACATGGACCACACCACTCAGCATAAAATTTTAGTACCTTCAATTTATACTCCTTAAAATGTTATTATACACTATTATGTATTGCAAGACAACTATGGATTATTCTTGGAGTGCGGTACGTCAAATACAAATGTAACACGTATGCAATCACCAACGTTTTTAGTTCCATGCGGTAGTTTATTATTGAACCACAATAGTGTTCCAGGTTCTACCCGAACTGTTTCGTCACCAACAGTATAATCATACACACCTTGGATTGATAGGTGGTATCTGTCTCTTGTTAAGTAATAATCACCCTTGTCAATATGTAAGCCAACTTCTCCACCGATTGGTAAGGATAAGAAGCCACAACGACTAAACTTCTTAAAGTGTCGTTTGACAAAACCTATAACTTCAGTGTGTCGTTTTATGGCTTCTGTTGGGATACAAATCTCAGTATCTCCAACATACTGTCCAATTTCAGAAATTCCACCCATAACAAGTTGTAACACACCAGCTTGTACCTGAGGGAATCCGTATGTCAACATAGACTTTGCGCCATCCGCTCGAGTTTGGATACCCCAGTCTTCTGGATATTTTTCCAACTGAGCTAGAATCTTTGACACGTTCAACCCAGTCTTAATGATTCTGATATTATCCAAAGAAATCCTCCAGTGAACTTTCCTCTTGCGTCTTCCATCCAAGTGGTTCGATTACAATCTGTAACGCATCAAGGAAAACTTTCTCAAATTGTTTATCATAATCTATGTATGATTCTAATTTCATCTCCTTTGGAAATTGCTGGCTAAACGCAATCACATCTTCTTGGATTGGATTGGGTGTGCGCAAATACACGAACTTGATTTTATCTCCATCACGAATAGCTTGATACTTTTTATCCAAACCAAGACGCTTTAGGTGATGGTTGTATAACAAAGAACCACGAACTTGGATAGGTGTACCTTTCATATAGATTGGACTGCCTGCGTATTGTTTGATACCATTACAAGAACGAGGGAATGCGATATCCTCTACAGGCATCTTATCAAACTCTTGCTTGAAGTCCATGACATACTTGTGTAAGTCTTTCTGTGTCCCATGCAAGATAACTTGTAGAGAATCTCGCAGCTTGTCACGAATAACAGCAGGAGTTGATGACTTAACCATCTCAAGACCCATAACTTTGACCTTGGGTTTGGCATACTGCACACCCTCGGAGTTATGGACGTTGATAACATATCGCTTTTTAGCAGTCCAGATGGCTTTGTCAGCCAAAACCTCTCGCTTCATCACCATCTTCTGAGAATACGCATTCATATACTCAGCAAGTTCTTGATAACCTTGGTCAATGAATGGTTGGAAAACTTCCTCACACATTTTGTCCATGGTCTTGATCTTTTGTTCAGTTGTCTTACCAACACAAACCTTTTCGATTAAGTCTTCCAAAGTTAGATAGATCGAGTCAGTATCAATCGCAACAACAAAGTCTTTGTCTGTAGTCTTTAGAGTTTTGTTGAGCATGGCATTTAACTTGTTGGCCATCCAACGAATAGACAACTGACCACTAGTGGTAATACCTTCAGCCATACGAATATCAAAGTAACGGAAGTACTGATTACCCATCGCACCGTAAGCAGAGTTTAGTGCAATCTTCATAGCCATTTGCAGGTTATTAAGACGAGATATCTCTTTCAACAAGTGTTTCTTGGTCTTGTCGTTTTGGTATTCCTGCTCAACCTTCAACATCTGCTTCTTAAACTTAGAACGGTTAGCATACATCTGTTCCATCAACTCAGGCATGAATCCCTTGATGTCTTTACGATATGTCCAACCATTAGCAGTCAGTGCCAAGTCTCTGCGTTTTGCATATGAGGTATCAACTTCTTGATTGAGTAGTTTATCAACAGTGACACTAATCTTTTCAGATGTAAGAGTCTCTGGTGAAATGTTATACTGCATAATCAAGTGAGGATATAGCGAGTTCAAGTCAAAGGATGCCATCCATTTATGTTGACCAATGATAGGGTCTTTAACATAAGCACCTTCGAATTGAGCATCTTTACCACCGTTAGAAACCTTCATTGGAATAACGATATTCTTCTTACGCAAGTGATTGTAGATGATAGAGTCCCACATACGCACTTGTGAGTAAACATCTTCAGGATTAATCTTTGCGTTGTAAGCCATGGTCAAGTGCAGTTCAATCAAACGCATCTTGTCTTCCATCTGGTCAACAAGTTCAACGTCATGGATGTTATACTCTACAAACTTTTGCCAGTGGTGTGTATAAAAGTCTCTGAATGTATCTCCAGGGTTCTCTTTCTTTTTATCACCAAGTTCTTGCTCGGCAATATAATCAAGACGATAAGACTCTTGCTTTTGATATGTATACTTCTTGTATAGTTCCAAGTAGTCAAGCTGAGAAATACCAGAGATATCGTAGTGAAGTTCTTCGTTACCTTTGATGAATGTGTTGCGTTCGTTGATCAATCCCCAAGGGCTAATCTTCTTGGCAAGAGATTCACCAAGTTCTCTATTGAGACGTTTGATTAGATAAGGTACGTCAAAGAAGTCAGTGTTCCAACCAGTGATAACATCTGGATAGTTTTGTTGCCACCAGATAATAAACTCTTTTAGTAGATGCTGTTCGTCTGAGCAGAGGACATATGTTACATCTGAGCGAGTGTTTTCAAATGGTCGTGTACCCCAAGTAACAATCTTCTTGGATTGAAGATCCTTGACAGTGATTAGTAGAATCTCTTCGTTGGCTGTGCGAATGTCTGGGAATCCAGACTCAGTTTGAGTTTCAATGTCAATAGTGAATACACGAATCTGTTCCATATCCCAGTTGACATCACCTTCATAGTTGTCACTGATATACTGGTACGCATAGTTGGTGTTACCATAAACACTGAAGCCAACTACGTCTTCGTATTTCTTAATGAACTCTCTCGTTTCCTTGATAGTTCCTGGCTTCATCTCATCAACATATTGTCCTTCCAGAGTTTTGTACTTAGAAGGCGACTTAGAAGTGACAAAAAGCGTAGGGTAGAAATCTACCTTACGCATATATCGTCTACCCTTGTCGTAACCGATGACGAACATCTTGTCGCCATACGGTGCTACACTAGTGTAAAATTCCATTAAAATAGATCCAATACATCATCAATAAGACCACCAACATCTGAGACAATTCCAGTCTCTCTGTCTAGGACATCTAGTGCTTTGTTAGTTAACATACCAACACCGATACCAGCACCAACACCAAGCACAGTGGACAAAACAGTATCACCATATTTTTCTTTGATAAAGTCAGCAGTGATACTACCTGCAGCCAGATCGGCTGATAACTTTACAATATCTTTTCCGTTCATTCTGAAACCTTTCCATACATCAACTGCATTGCGTCAAGTGCACAATCGTGTACTGGATGATGCTTAATCACCTCATGACGTTTGAACAGTGGATGGTCTACACTTACATATCCGTTCGTGCTACCGTACATAATGTCAACAGCAGTTCGGACATCTCTCCACATATTATACCCTGTAATTTCTTGCAAGCCAACTCTTACGCACAGAGAATCAATTACAAGTTGGTCCAACGAACCACGTGCCCACATAGTTTGTTTACTTGCATTTGGAAACTTAGCCATGTATGCGTGTAAAGTTGCAATACCATTCTCGATCGTCATATCATCTCGTGACGGTTCAAAAGAAACTTTACGAACATATTCATGCTGTTCTTTCCACCAGTCAAGAGTAGACTTGGAAACAGTTCTACCCAACTGGATCTGTTCTTTTGCATTGAACTTAACAAAGCAAGCATTGCCTAGCAAGTCATCATAAGTTGGTCTCATCTCTGGGTCAAAGTGAATCAACGCTGCAGATAAAACTACAGCATTAGACTCAACTCCAAGAGATTCTACATCAAAGATAAACATATTATTCTCATTCAGGTTTGTAACCATCTTCAGTGAAGAAGACTTTTTGTTTTTGTTCGTCAGTCCAGCTAGAGCAATAAGAATTATCTACATCACATAGAGCCAGTGCTTCATCAGTTGTCATAACTCGATGAGACACAATCACTTCATCCAAGTGTTCTTGAGAGAACTCTTTGGCTTCTTTCATAACAACAGTATCAAGTGCGTATTCTGGATGGTCTTCTGGCACTTCTACCATGTAACGCATACGAAACATTGACACACACTCAACCATAACCCATTTATTCGCCATAATCAATCTCCATCCAGTTAGAATCTTCTGGAAGCAACTCAAGTGTAACACCTTCTGCTTCGTCAACTTGTTGTTGGAAGCTAGACAAAATACCCATAGTGTATGCACTCATACCATATGTTTTCTTGTGACAAACATAGACGCTACCACTAGAGCCATGAAACATAAACAAGTCGCCTTCTTGTTCGACTTTGGTAACACCACTGTTAAGTTTCCAGCTGTCACCTTGAGTAAAGCCACCATACCATGAAGCCAATACCTTGTAAATGTCTTTACCGTTGTGGTTAAACTTTAACATAACCCATTTGTCTGGATTGTACTCACGCATCGTCTTCACTCCTATACTTTGCCATTTTATCTTGGTACTCTTTTTCGTGTTTGTCACACAGAGTGCGAATCCAACCACCGTGTCTGCGAGTACCACGATCTCCGCAAGTCTCACATGTCACATCAGCCCACTCTTCTGCCATACGAACCATACCACTGACTGCATCATCTCCACCATCGTAGTAGAATCGAAGACCACCAAACTTTTCTTTTATCTGATGAATCTCAATATGGTGAACCTTTGGTGTGATCACTAGATTCTCAATACCAGCTTCAAGGATTTCATCACATCGCTGGATAATCCAATCACTTGGTGGCATATCACGATTAGAAGACATCCACTTGATAAGTTCTTCACGACCTTTCTTTGCCGCACGATAGCGTTGCAAGTCACGTGCACGAGTTTCTCGTTTCCACTTAATGTGTCCACGAATAACAAGAACCAAGTTCTCTACAATGTGATACCATCCTTCATTGATAGAGATACCACAATATACATTACGCATCGCTCGAGGATATGATTCCTGTAGACGCTTAGTGAACTCATCATACTTTTCAATTTCAGACATGGCTAACTTTCTCCACTTTTAGATACTTGTGAATCAACTTATCTTTAATCATATCTGGCACAGTCAGGTAAGGATACTCTAGAGTAAATGGACAACCACTATTACCCCATGCGCCAGTCTTTAGGAAAGATGTGAACAGTGCCACATCCTTTTTGTTTGAAACGTTAAAGTGACGTTTCGTACGAATAACAGTTTCTAAAATCATTTGATGTCCTTACTTGAGTCAGCAACTTCTTTATCATCACGGATTTCTAACACAATCGGCAAGAACAAAGATTCTTCTCCAGCTTTGTTCTTAATACGCATATTATACTTGATTGCTGCGATCTTGCCAATGATTTCTTTACCAAGAGCCTTGCGGTCTGCGTCTTTGAAGCCAGAACCAACTGAGACTTTGATAACACCATCAGCAGATTCGCATTGAATAGCACCAAGCATACCTGCATACTTACCAGTACCTTCTTCGATACCAACAATCTTCAGGTCACATTCCAACTCACCTTTGAATTTAATCTG